GAAAACCTTTAAAACTTTCGTGGCAGAGAAAAAACTATCTCAAAAAGATATTAAAAGAGCTCTAGCCAGCATTAAACCACCTAAGAAAAAACCAACTTTGCCTAAAGCTCCTTGGGACGACAAAGAGCAAAAAGAAGCGAAGATCGATGAGATCTCGATGACAAAATTGTCTAATTATAGTAAAGCTGCAAAGAAAGATATTGATCAAAAGCGCAATAAAGTGAAAGCAGCTTTGGATCAACCAGCAAGTGTTAAACATGCTAAAGCTGGAATGAAAGCTATGCAAGGATTGACTAAAAGATCAAGAGGATCTGACATGTATGTCGACAAAATGACTGGTCGTTCTAAGGTCAAACCTACTGCAGAAGCAACTGTTGATGAAATCTCAAATGCTAAGATGGGTCAATATGTACGTAAAGCTACTGATGATGCTGCACGTAGAGCTATGGATGCTGGTGAAAAAGCAGGCCGTGGTGATTCAAAAGGTTTCGGTAAGCAAATGATAAAGTCCCGGCAAAGAGTAAAGGGCGTAAATAAAGCCATGGATAAAATGGACAAAAACAGATTGTATGGGAGACAATAAATGAAAACTTTTTACACTTTAAGAGAAGAATTAGAACTTCATGAAGATGCTCAGCTTATGAAATATCATAAGAGCATGGCGGCAAAACATGCAGCTGCAAGAGATTATCATGATGTTCATAAGGATCATCATAATACTGATGTGGCAAATCATCATGATGAAGCCGCCATGGGCCATCATTCTGCGGCTGAAGATCATGAGCACGCAGCAGCAATGCTAAAAAAGCATGGCAAAGATCATCAAAAATATAAGAGCGCGGCAGACACTGCTAAAAGCATGAGTGGAGCAACTAAAGCAGATTATGGAACAGGACCAGGTAGGGATGGATAAAAACAGATTGACGGTAGACAGTAATGATTAAGTTTAAAGCTTTCATGGAAGAAAAACACCCAGCTCTCAAAAGGGCTGGTGTGTCTGGCTTCAGTAAACCTAAACGGACACCAAGCCATCCAACTAAATCACATATTGTTGTGGTTAAGGACGGCAGTAAGGTAAAGACCATTCGCTTTGGACAGCAAGGTGCAGAGACTGCGGGTGATCCTAAAAAAGGTGAGTCAGATCGTATGAAAGCAAAACGTAAGTCATTTAAGGCGCGTCATGGTCGTAATATTGCTAAGGGAAAAACATCTGCAGCATACTGGGCTGATAAGGTAAAGTGGTAATGAATAGCTTTAGAACCTTTATGGAAAAGAAATCTGAATCTTGGGAAGCTGGTTACAAACGTCGTGTTGTAAAGACGACTAAACCAGAACATAAAGATAAAGGTTATAACTGGCGGATTAAAGGTAAGGAACGTCCTGAGATCTCTATTAAATTATATAAAAGTAAACCATCGCAATCGGAATTTAATAGTCAAATGCGCAGAGTAGCTGGGCACGAATTTGGAACAGGATAATGGCAGAAAATACTAATACGCGCCTTGACAGAATTGAATCTAAGCTAGATCAGCTTGCTGATGCTATGGTATCTATGGCAAGAGCAGAAGAAAAGCTAGCAGGTCTCAAAGAAGATCATGAACGGGCATATGAGAGAATGAACCGATTTTCTCAAAAGTTAGATGATATTGAAAAGAAAGTAGATGATAATGCACGTGTTGTGCAAGTAATAAATAAGCTGTTCTGGGTAGCAAGCGTTGCTGCAGCAGGATCAATCGCAGCTCAACTTTGGATGTAAGGAGAAACAAATGAGCGAATGGATCAAAAGGTTGGCTGAGAAATATTCTGAAGTCAACGAGAAAAAACTAACTGGAAACCAACATAAGTTGGATATGGATAAAGACGGAGACATTGATGGCGACGACTTTAAACAAATGCGTAATAAAAAGAAAACTAATGAAGATGAAGTTGTTATGAATCCTAAGAAAGAGAAAAAAGAAAAAGAGACTATGGCTGTTGAAGCCAAACTTGGCGAAGGCGTAAAGCATGCGGCGATGAGCGAAAAAGTTCATACTGTTGACATTGATCATACGGGTGGACCTGATCCAGTAGCTAAAAAGCATGGTATCACTTTAAAGAAAACTGGTCATACTAATTATTCGCATGATGCTACCGGTAAAAAGAAAAACCTTCAGAAATATCTAGCTCATCATTATGATAGCCATCAAGATGCAAAAGACCTTCACCCAGAAGTTTTTAAAGAGTCAACTCTGCCACCAATTTACTCACGTATTATGGAAGCTCGTGCCGCTGCTGATAAAGATGGTAAGCATTCTAAAAAAGCTTCTCCGCCTGAAGATTGGAATGAAAAAGAAAAAAATAATAAAGGTGCAATGGACATGAAAAAAGACATGGCTGTTGACACCAATGATAAAATTTCAAATTATGATGAGCTAGGACATGATGATGCATCAAAGGCAGGCAGAGCTACTAATGCAGCTAAATCACGTCCAGGTGATAATGCAGCTGGTGACAAAAAAGTCGTAAATCCAGTTAAAGGAGCAACTAGCTAATAGAGGTATATAATGACTATACGACCACCAAGTTGGTGTCATGGAGCAATCCCAGTCCTCAATCAGGGCTGGGTAGATCCAAATACTGATGAATTGTTACAACCCGCTAAATTTACTCAGCAGCAAATCGATGAATATTATGGAATGCCATCATTTACTGATATTCAAGATATGAATCAAGAAGGAAAGATAGAAGCCTCAATGGCTAAATCTGATTATTATAATAAATAGTTTTACGTAAACAGAACGGTAAAACACATGAAACTTTTTGATGAGCTAAATGATAAAAACTTTTTGTTATATGCTGCTAAACATTATTATAAACCAAATACGGTTGACGCAGATGAATTTTATAATGATCTGAAAAGATTCATGTATTTGAAACGTCAATTTAATAGGTATCAAAAAACCGGTGAGATATCTGAAAGACTTATATTAAACCATCTAATAGTGATATTCAATGTTTTTGATATTAAACCTAGTCTGAAAATGTTAGAGTTTAAAATAGAAAAAAAGTATTGGCATATTATGAAACCTTTTTTAATTTATCTAAGGCATATAAGAAATGATCAGTATACTGAAATACCCTTAGATAAAGTTGTAGTAGAGAAGTTAAGGAAAATATAATGGGAATTATTAAACGCGCTGGTGATCTAGTCTATACGTTTAGATTTCTAAAGCTTCTTACAACTCCATTTGAAGAGACTGAGGCCTTTAAGGTTGGCATTATTGATAAAGATGGAAATAGAGACAAAGATTTTAAATTAAACACAATGGATAATAGAGACAAGTACAAAGAGTACTATACTCCTTTTCATCGATTAGTGTTTAATGTAAAGAAGATAATGGCTAAAGCACCAGGTGGTTCTACAAGACTTGCATCATATGCTACAGCACTGTACCTCCTTAAAGAAAAGTTTAGTATACCAGACAAAAAAATTATGGAAGCATTACAATCTATTGGTATAGATCCATTAGATTTTATGGCGGAACAAAGTAACTGGTTTGTATTGGATGATAAAAGATTATCACCTGGAACATATAAAGTATTAAATAATAAATTACTAAACATGACTCTTGAAGAAATGGTAAATGCAAGAGATAAAATATCTGTAGACAACGATTGCTACCCAGTGGGTGATTTTTTTGGTATAGATATTTACGAAGTCAAACATATTAGAACGAATAAAAATATATATGTTACAATAGGTGAATTGGCTAGATGACAAATAAACGTATAATAACCAATGAAACAATGACTGCAGCTGATGCTGGTATACCCCATGATACAAAAAATATGGGGCCTTCACGTCTTCCTATACACATTCTACGAAGAAATGTTGGTAAGCCTATTAATATGACAGATCGAAGAAGGCGTAAAGATAAACATCCAGTACTATTAAAAAGATTTAGGAAGTATATAGATGGCTAAACTTTACTTAATGCTATTTGTAGTAGGTATTCTTGGTAGTGTTGGTTACGGTGGTTATCAATACTACTTGTGGTCTGAAGCTACAATTGCTACACTTAGAGAAAATAACGTAAAACTAAAATCAGCTGCTGAAACATTACAAAATACCGTTAATACTATGGCTGCTGATATGGAAAAAAATGCAGAGCTCAATAGAGAATTAACTGCTAGACTGCAACAATCTCAAGAGCACCTAGATAAACTTAGAGGTGTTTTTGCAAAAATAGACTTGACTATGGAGGCATTAACAAATGCACAAGGACTGGAAGACAGGGTTAACAGAGCCGTTGAAAAACTTCTTCAGCGGATCCAGGATGAAACTACTCCTCCTTCTGATGAGCCCGATGTTACTGATGGGGTGTCTGGGGAGAACTCCGGAGGCTGAAGTAGTAGTTACTACTGAATACCAAAAACAAAATATACCAATTCAGACTCGACCCAAAGCTGTTGAGTTTCCACCTGTTGATTGGTTTGTTATCACAGAAGAAAATCTCGAAGATAAAATTAAAGAGATTAATTCAAAAACTGGTAATACAGTTATGTTTGTGATCACTCCAAAAGGTTATGAAAATCTTGCTCTCGGAATCGCAGAGTTGCGTAGATACGTAAAAGACCAACAAGCTATTATTGCTTACTATGAAGATGCTCTTACTGATGAGCCTTCAAAACAAGAAGAAAAATAAGAATAATATTTTTTTTATTTGCGGCTTTTTAGGGGTTTCCTAGGGAGCCGTTTTAATATATAATACTACCAAAAATCAAAGACAATATAAATGACCGGCCCGCATAAGCGCGTTATGCGGTATTACTATTTTTATTTTTAAGAGGTGTTAAATGCTCAAACTAGTCCCCAACAACAAAGATCACGATCTGCGGGCAACTATGTCCGATACTAAATTTTATGAAGGCTATTCAAGATGGGACGATGAAAAAGAAAGATATGAGACTTGGGAGGAAGCTGTAACCCGAGTCATGAACATGCACAGGGAGTATTACAAGGAAAAGATGACTCCTCAGCTAGGCCAACTAATTGATGAGGCTGAATCACTATATAAACTAAAATACGCTTTAGGTGCACAACGCGCCCTACAATTTGGTGGAGATCAATTGCGTAAGCACCAAATGAGAATGTACAACTGTACATCAACTTATGCAGACAGACCACGTTTCTTTTCAGAACTATTCTATGTTCTACTATGTGGTGCTGGAGCAGGATTCTCAGTACAGGATCATCATGTAGCAAAACTACCAGACATTGCAGAACGTAAAAAGCAAGCCAAAGGTTGGGTCGTAGAAGATTCTATTGAAGGTTGGGCTGATGCACTTGGTGCTCTTATGTCTTCTTATTTTGTTGGTGGTGGACAGTTCCCAGAAATGGAAGGTCGCAAAGTTTACTTCGATCTAAATAATGTACGTCCAAAGGGTGCAATGATTAATGGTGGATTTAAAGCACCAGGTCCTGAGCCTCTACGTAAATCACTTGACAAGATTGAACATTTAATTCAGTCTCGTGTATTAAAAGGTGAAACACGTCTTCGTGCAATTGATGTGTATGATATTGCAATGCATGCAGCTGATGCAGTTCTTGCAGGTGGCGTTCGTCGTTCAGCTACAATTTGTTTATTCTCACCGAATGATGAAGAAATGATCAATGCTAAAACTGGTAATTGGTTTATCGATAATCCTCAACGTGGTCGGTCTAATAATAGTGCTGTTATTGTCAGAGATGAAATTACGAGAGAAGAGTTCAAAAAAATTATGGGGTCTATCAAAGAATTTGGTGAACCCGGTTTTTACTTCGTCGAGGACAAAGACTTTACAACCAATCCTTGCGTTGAAATCGGAATGTATCCACAACTTGATGGGGTAACTGGTTGGCAAGGATGTAATCTAACTGAAATCAATGGTGGTAAGTGCACATCAAAAGAAGAGTTCTTTAAAGCATGTCGTGCTGGTGCCATCATGGGTACACTACAGGCTGGATACACTAGCTTTAAATATTTAGACGAAACTACACAAGCAATCTTTGAACGTGAAGCACTTCTAGGTGTTTCTGTAACAGGATGGATGAATAACCCGGAGGTACTACTAGATGCAGATATTCAGCGAGAAGGCGCAGACATTGTTCGAGCTATCAACAAAGAAGTCGCCGAACTTCTTGGAATTAATGCTGCTGCCAGAACGACCTGTGTTAAACCCTCAGGAAATGCTTCAGTACTACTACAAACTTCTAGCGGTATTCATGCTGAGCACAGCCCTCGTTATCTTCGCCATATCCAGCTGAACAAAGAGTCAGAAGTTGCACAACTGATTGCTGAATCAAATCCTTATATGGTAGAGGAATCAGTATGGTCCAGCAACAACACAGACTACTGTGTGGCATTCCCAATTATGTCACCTGAAGGTTCACTATACCGTGAGGATCTATATGGTAAAAATCTGCTTGAAAAGGTAAAGTTAGTACAAAGTAACTGGGTAGAGGCTGGTACAAATCCAGAGCTTTGTGCAAACCCAGATCTTCGTCACAATGTTTCAAACACAGTAACTGTCATGCCACACATGTGGTCAGAGGTAGAGGATTATGTATACGACAACCGCCATAGTTTCGCTGGTATTAGTTTCTTGGCTGGTTCTGGTGATAAGGACTTTGCACAAGCACCAAACACTGAGGTCAAGACGGAAGATGAGATTGTAGCAACTTATGGTAAGGCTGCATTGTTTGCATCAGGTCTTATTGTAGATACTCGTAAGCAAGGATTCCGTGATCTATGGGAAGCAACACAGATTGCTCAAATGGATGAACAGTATCGTGGAGAAATGTCAGATCTCAATAAAGAGTGGATCCGTCGTTTTAACAAGTTTGCAGAAAACTATTTCATGTCAGATACGAAAGAAGCTGAGTACTGCTTGAAGGATGTATTCCTACTACACAAGTGGACAAAGATCCAACAGAATATGCAACCTATCGATTTTGTATCTCAGTTAAATCAGAAAGAATTTACTGATATAGATACGATGGGAGCAATTGCATGTCAAGGTGGTGCATGCGAGATAACATTCTAAGGAGATTACATGGAAACTGAATATTGGACTGAATGCGAAGCATGTGAGACAGAAACTCAAGTCCTCGTAGTAGACGAAGAAGAGATTCCTCAATATTGTCCGATGTGCGGGTTCTCGGTAGACTACGAAGAGTTTGATAACGACTGAATAAATAGCTCCGAAAGGGGCTATTTTTTTATGTGGCATTATAATGGAAAAGAGTATGATGAGACACCTGAAGAATATCAGGGTTTTGTCTATATGATTACAGAGCTTGATACTGGAAAGAAGTATATTGGCAAGAAATTCTTTTGGAAACCTAAAACCTTACCTATCACAAAGAGCCGCAAGAGACGTGTCAGGACGCGCGTAGAATCCGACTGGCGCACGTATTTTGGCTCAAGTAAGGAAGTACAAACACTTGTAGAATCTAAGGGAAATTCTAATTTCAAGAGAGAAATACTACGTCTTTGCAAAACAAAAGGTGAATGTTCTTACTATGAGGCTAAAGAACAATTCGAAAGAAATGTGTTACTCAGTGATGAATACTACAACGAATTTATTGGTTGTAAAATACATTCACGACACCTAAAA